TGGGCGCGACTCTTACACTTAGAGTTAACGGCAACGTTTTCGTCTATTGGGTCAACAGTGGAGATGGATTCGTTTACGCGGTCTGGAATAGTTCGCTTACGAATATTTTAGGGAAGACGGTGATCGACGCGAACGTATCAGAAACATATTATCCGGCTACCGCTATAGACAAAAGCCCTACTTCGCAGGTCGTATTTTATGCTAGAGGTCCGTTCCCACTCAACGGGAACCTTGCATCTCGTGCCGTATTGTACAAGGCCACAGTGGGAACGTCTGGTGTAACCACTGCGAGTGCTGTTTTTATTCGATCCATTCGTCCTGCAAGCAAGGCGTTCTTATACAATGGGCTTGCTCATCTTTGGTGTGCTCATATATCTGATCTTCAAAGCACGATTTTTCTAATCAGAGAAGATGGGGCAATTCTAGCAAGGGCATATCAAGGAAGTTCGGCAGGCGCGGGTGTGTTTTCTCTTCCGTCCATTGTACATGACGGAGGTTCAAAATTTTTCTTCCCGCAGGCCGTAATCAATAGATCCACCGGGAATCTTGCGTTTGGATTTATCGCTAGTATATCTTCTGTCTCCTTCGATTTTAACGACGAGTACAATTTCCAGAGCGCCATGCTTGGTGGAAACCTACACTACACTGGAGGGCTCCTCTCAATATATGATGGGAACAGAGTAGTGGAATCTGGTTTCCATCTATTTCCTGAGTACATAACGCTTACACCAAGCGTGTCTGGCGGCTTCATGGCGGCGGGTACTTATCAATATAGAATTGTTTATGAATGGATAGATAACTCCGGACAGGTACATCGATCGGCTCCATCAGTAGCTAAAAGCGTAACGATTAGTAGCGGGACTACTGGTAGCGTGTCTCTAACGATTGGAACGTTACGAGTAACTAATAAAGAAAAAGTTGCTATTCAAATTTATAGAACATTGAACAATGGTTCGGTGTTCTACAATATCTATCCGCCCAACACAGTACCAAACCTGAATAACCCCAACGTTGATTCTTTTACTATATCTGATGTTTCTGACGACAATGCTATAAAATCAAACGAACTTCTCTACACGACCGGGGGCGTTCTGGAAAACATTGCCCCAGAGCCCTGCAGGCTGATCGATGTATACCAGAGCAGGATGGTGATCTCTGGCTTAGAAGATCCGCTAGAGGTGCAGTACTCGAAATCTCACGTGAAAGGAGAGGGTGTTGCATTCTCTGATTCCTTTAAGTTTCGCGTGGATCCTCTTGGTGGTGATATTTCCGCCGTTAAGCTGATGGACGACAAAATCATCATCTTCAAAGAGAATACGATTTTCTTTGTTTCTGGCGAGGGGCCCAGCGATACTGGTCAGGGGAATAATTACTCCATACCACAGCTCATCACGTCCGATAGCGGTTGCCCGTATCCTAAGAGCGTCGTTCTAATGCCGCTCGGAGTCATGTATAAATCAAAAAAGGGAATCTACATTCTCACGCGCTCTCTACAGGTTGAATATATCGGAGCAGATGTTGAGGAATTCAATTCACAGAATGTCACAAGTGCCGTTCTTCTCCAGGATAAAAACCAAGTTCGTTTTCTAACGTCCAGCGGCGTGACTTTGGTTTATGATTATTTCTTTAAGCAGTGGTCTACATTCACGAATCACGAGGGCATTGATAGCGTGAACTGGCAAGATAAATACTGCTACCTAAGGAACGATGGGAAGGTTTACGTCCAGAGCTCTGGATTCCAGGATGACGGTCTTGGAATCGTGATGAAGGCCAGGACTTCGTGGATTAAGCTTGCTGGTCCACAAGGGTATCAGAGGGTGCGGCGCATAGGGTTCCTCGGAGACTATAAATCTGCGCATCAGATGCAGATAAAGGCCGGTTATGATTACAACCCATCGTTTGCGGATACATACACGTTCGATGCGACTTCGGTAATTGGTTCACAATCGAATCCGTACGAGTTTCGTGTTCATCTCAAGCGTCAGAAGTGCGCCGCGGTCAGATTTGAATTGAGTGATATTCTTCCTCCTAGCAATCCGGGGGAATCGTATAATGTTTCTGATTTGAGTTTGGAAGTTGGCATGAAGCGAGGCGTTAACAAATTGCCAGCCGCAAGGAGTATCTAGGAGGGCATCATGAGTCTTTTTAGTTCTATCGGTAAGGTTCTCGGACTAAGTGGTTCTGGCGGGACCGGAGCGCCATCTCAAGTTGGTACCTGGCAGAGGGAATACTACGCGCCAAAAATCGGCGGATACTATGGCACGGAGCAGGAGATTCAGAAGCAACAAGCGGAATTTCTCGATCAGCTCAGAATGGCGGCGCAGGGGCAAGGGCCAAGTGTGGCAGAGGCATTTTCTCGGCAAGCTTCCGATCAAGCACTGGCGAATGCTCTAGCTATGGCTGCCAGTGCGAGAGGGGGCGTAAGTCCTGGTATGGCTTACCGAAACGCACTGAATGCCGCCGCTCAGAATCAGGCGCAAGCCGCTCAACAGGCTAGCGTCATGAGACAGCAAGAGATGCTAAATGCGATGCAGGCATACGGTCAGGGGCTTGGAACGGCTAGGGCGCAAGATCAGTCGATGCTCCAGTTTTATGAGGATCTCGGTATGCGCGGGGATGTCGCGAACCTTGGATCTCAGGATGCGGCGAAGCAGCGCCGAAGCGGCGTGGTTGGCGGCATATTATCTGGAATCGGACAAGTCGGTGCTGCCGCTCTACAAGGTAGGAGAGTTTAAGACATGGACGAGCAAACAATCAAAGAACTTGAGGAATCTGGAAAAATCTCTCCAGAGACGGCCGCCCTTGCGCGTCAAAAAATTGTCGCGAATCAGGGCGGCACTTCTCTCCTTGGTGGCTTAGGTGAAGCACTTGGAGGCGCGGCGAGGTCTGGACTCGATGCGTATGCACGTCCCTATGAGGCGATTGGCAGGTCTGTTGCTCCAGAACAAGGAAATGCGTATTCGATCGGGGGGCTTAACGACTTTACTAGCCGTTTCTCTAGTGGCTTTGAAAAATCAGGGCCAGCTCCTGCCTCCATTTCTGCTCCATCTATCGAACAAGAAAAAAAAGAACCAGAACGCGTCGACTTATCTAGACTAGCGATCCCTTCAACAAAAGAGGAGCCGACAAAAGCGCAGGGATTCGATCTCAGCGAGATCAATCGCGCCTATGGACTTCAGCAGAAGGGGATTACGGAATCCGCAGCAGTGCAGGCGAGGGGCCTAGAGCAGCAGGCTCAGATCTATGAAGACCTTGCGAAGAAGCAAGCGGAAGTTGAATCACAAATTGCCGCTCTCCGAAATGAGAGGTCACAGAAAGCCAATGAGCGGCTCATGGAAATCGAGAAGCTATCGGAGCGGGTGAATAAGGAAAGCGAGATCAATCCAAACCGATATTGGCAGAATATGAGCACGGGAAACAAGATTGCTGCGGCGCTCTCAATTGCTCTTGGCTCCATTGGAGCTGCCATGATGGGGTCTCCGAATAACAAGGCATGGGAGATAATCAACGGAGCGATCGACCGCGATATTGAGGCTCAGAAAAATTCTGTATCGAATGCGAGAAACAAGCTCGAGGCTGCGAAGAGCCTTTACGGCATGATGCTTCAAAAATACGGAGATCAGGAGTCTGCGCTTCTGGCCACTAAGGCGGTGCATCTCGGTCAGGCGGAGAATATGGCAAAAGCGTATCTTGCTAGAGCTCAGGGAGATCAGGCGAAGGCTAATGCGAACATTCTTCTCGGCCAGCTAAAAGAGGAGCAGGCAAAACTTGGCCTCGCTTTGAATGCCAATGCAGTAAAGCAAGTGGCGGCTAGACAAGCGAGCTTTGGACCTGGCGTTGAAGATCCGTCCGTTCTTCCGGAAGAATACCAGAAGAGAGTGGTCCAGATGCCGAACGGCCTATTTAAGCCCGCAATTTCGGAAGAGGGAGCGAAGGAAGTAAACAAGGTGCGCGCGCAGACCGAGAAGTTGCGCGCCATTGTGAACGAGCTCTATCGAAATGCTGGCAGTGCTCTTCCATTTACGGAGAAAACATCTAAGGCAAAGGTGCTCGAGGACGCCATGAGGCTTCAGCTCCTAGAGATGGGAGTGAACGAGAAATCAATAAAAGAGCTCGACAAGCTGATTCCGGATGTTTCAGCGTTTAAACAGGGGGACGTTAAGCAGGCGCTGTCCTATTGGGACAAGTATGCAGATAATGCGCTGCAATCTGCATATAAGGCCTACGTTCCAGGGTACAAGCCGATCGAGATCAAGAGGAAATAATGCCCAAGCTTCCAAAGCTCTATAGCACGCAGACGGGCGAGGAAATAACCGCCTCTCCGGAGGAGTACCATGAGCTTTTGAGAAGTGGCCGCGCCGCGCTATTGAAGGGAGAAGAAGTTCCCGCGCTGGATCCTAGTGGCAGGCCTGTCGCAATTCCTTCGGAGCAGTTTGCTCAGGCGATAACGGAAGGTTTCCGTCTCGAGCCGCTAGAATCTCAGATCGAGAGAGAGAAGAGAGAGATCGCAGCCGATCAGCCGATTCGAGCTGGTTTAGAGGCTGCTGCGCGCGGGCTTACTCTCGGGCTTTCGGATCCGCTTCTTGCGGCACTCGGATCCGACAGAGAGGAGATGCGCCTACGAAAGGAAGAAAGCCCAATCATTTCTGGAGTAGCAGAATTCGGCGGCGCAGTGGCTCCGATTCTAGCCTCTGGTGGAAGTGGACTTCTTGCGAAGGGCGGTGCGGGTGCGATAAGTGGGGCCGCCAGGTTCGCGCCTTCGGCATTGGCCGCAGAAGCTGGCACGGCGGCGGCAAAGGGGGCGCAGGCGCTTCTTGGGGCTGAAGCAACTGGAATAGCTGGCAGAATTGCTCAGACCGCAATTCCGATTGCCGCGGGTTCCGCGGTTGAAGGAGCGATTTATGGTGCTGGAGCTCAAATTTCTGAGGCCACTCTTGGCGATCCTGAGCAGGTGGCGGAGAAGGCAATTGCGAACATCGGCCTAAGTGCGGCCCTTGGTGGGGCCTGGGGCGCGACTATCGGCGGAGTTTTTGGTGCTCTAAGCAAGAGGGGGCATTTCATCTCGGAGCTTGACTCACGGATCACGAGCGCAGAGCAGGCGACGGATGTTGCATTGAACGCTCCAATCCTATCGGAAGCAGAGCGAAAGGCGTTTAAGAGTGGCCTAGAGTCTGTTGCAGAGGGCGCCGGTAAAATAAAGGAAGCAGGAGAAGTTTTTGGCGTTGAAGTTTTCCCAGAGCAGATAACTGGTTCCGACGTGGTAAAGCGAGCGAGTGCGATTCTGGATAACTCCGATAGCCCGACCGCTGTTGCTCGGCAAAAATTGAAGCAGGATGCGATCAAAAAGGTCGTAGGCGAGGTCGAGGGGACTCTTGGTAAGGGCTTAGAAGTTAGCGAAGAGCAAGCGGGGAATTTCCTTAAGGAGGGGCTCAAGAAAAAGCTCGACGATATTTATCAGCCTTCGAAGGCTCTCTACCAGATCGTAGAAGAAAACATCCCATACATAGATGTTTCCGAGCCGGCGAAGCGAGCCATTATTGCCAATATCAAAAAGATGGAGGGATATGGCGTCAAAGGCGGGAAAACGCAGCAATTCGGCGACTTCGTAATCAACAACATGGGCAACGTGAAAACCGCGAAAGACGCGCAGAACCTTGCCCGAGAACTTGGATCTAGGGTTGATCCAACTAACACGGAGCAGCGCAGGATTGTTTCTGCACTGAAAGAGAAGCTTGACGATCTTGTAGAAAATTCCACGATCAGAGCCGCAAAAAAACTCGCTGAAGAGACGGGGGATAAGGCTCTTTCGCAAGAGCTCAAAACTGTCATTGACGCTATTCCAGAGGCGAAAAAGCAATATGCTATTTTCCGGGATAAGCTCGACACACTAGCGAAGCAGCTTGGGAGAAAGAGAATTTCTGGAAAGGCGGCTTTTGAGGAGTTCCTGGATGAGGGCCTGAAGCCGTACCAGCTTATTCAAAAAATGTATGACAAGAGGGATTCGAGATTCCTGAGGTTTCTGGCGAACGAATTTCCAGAAGAAGCGCAGTATTTGTTCCAGTACCAGAAGACGAAAATGCTTAATGCTGCAAGAGAAGCCGGAAGCGTGGCTCCGATCTTCCGAGAGCTGGACAAACTTTCTCCAGAAGTGCGCGGCATAATCTTTTCCAAAGATGAGCTCAATAAGCTAGAGCTTGCCAGAAAATACCTGGACACGATTTCGTACAGCAGGCATCCAATGTTCGGAAACCCGTCGAGGACCGCTTACACCGAGTCCTCAATGAGGGGGTTCGAGAGTGAGAGGGGTGCTCTCCTAAATTTAGGGAGAGACATTTCGATCAAAAAACTCATCGAAAGCCCGCTTTCCGCGGTCGCAACATTTGCAGATTGGGGGAAAGACTTCTACTTAAAGAGTCTTATCGACGCCACGTCAAACGAATCTTTTTCCCGTAAGCTTCTCATGCTGGAAGACGCGGCGGATAAGGTGTCCAAAGATATCAGGTCAACGGCTCGAGCGCTACTATCGCGATCTGCTCCAGTGGGAGCATACGCTGCCTCAAGGATTCCAGTTATTGATAGGCAAGAGAAGCCAGAAGACAATAGAAGGTTTTTCGATAAACAATCGAAGGCTGTTATTGCGGCGATATCCGATCCTGAGAAGCTGGTAAATAGGGCCAGCGAGGCATACTCCGAACTTTCCCAGATTGCGCCTCGGGTCGCTCAATCTCTTTCTGCAAAGAGCGCACAGGCGGCGATGTTTCTCTATGAGAAAATGCCGAAGAATCCGAACTCGGGAGATATGATTTTCTCAATGAAAAAGTGGTACCCTTCGGACTTGGAAATCTCGAAGTGGAAAAAATATGTGGAAGCCGTGGAGAACCCTAGGTCGGCGCTGCGAGACCTGAAAGAGGGAAAGATGACGCATGAGCAAGCGGATGCATTGAGAAACGTATACCCTCAATTGTACCGCGAGCTACAGGAGAGGATCATTGAGGAGCTGCCAAAAGTCGGGGACGAATTGCCGTACCAGAAGCGTCTACAGCTCGGCATTTTATTCCAGATTCCGACCGATCCATCTCTCAGGCCAGACTTCATTCAGCAGATGCAGCAGCGGCACATGCAACAAGTCGGATTGCCAGAGCAGACTGGTTCGGTACCAAGCTCGAGCAGGGCTGAGCACTTGAATGATATTGCTGAGAGCCGCATGAGCGGAACGGAAAAAATTGTCAACAGAGCATAATTAGATGCATACTTGGAGAAAGCCTAGCGGCGACAACCGCGAACCCACAAGGAGGATCAAATGGGCAGGCGCCACATAATCCAACCATACGCAGTGTTCTCAAACGCCGACATGAGCGGCGATCTACTGCAAGGTGAGCCGTACACAACGATCGACCAAGTCGATAAAATCGGGATCGTTCTCGATTGGAACGGGTCATCTCCAGTTGGAGAATTTTTCGTTGAGTGCTCTTATCTTCTCCCTGGGACGACGGATTACACGCCATGGCAGGCGTTAAACTTCGGGAATCCGATCGACATTTCCGGGAATAGTGGGTCACATCTTCTTTCAATCATTGATCCGCCATTCCAAAAAATGCGCCTTCGGTACGATCGCACGTCCGGGAGCGGAAGCCTTACCGCCGTGATTTACGGCGCGTCGAAAGGAGCGTGAAACATGGCAACGTTCCAATGGCCTCCAATTACGGTTTCCGGCACTCCTATCAAGTACAAGCAGAACAACGTTGATACTTTCGTTTCGCGCGACACTGTCACGCCTTCAAACTCCAAGCCGCTTCCCGTAACTGTGCTAGATGCTTCATCTGGAGCGGCGGCAGACCTTGCTACTCAGACGACGCTCGCTGCTTTGAACGCGAAGGATTTCGCGACAGAAGCCACGCTAGCTGCGCTCAATTCTAAGGACTTCGCCACACAGACAACCTTGGCAGCCGCGAACGCAACGCTGACCAGCTTGAATGGGAAGGACTTCGCGACGGAGACGACGCTAGCCTCGTTAAATTCCAAGGACTTTGCAACGGAAACCACTCTTTCGTCTATCAACTCGAAAGACTTCGCGACGGAGACGACTCTCGCTGCGGCAAGCGCAACATTGACGAGCCTAAACGGAAAAGATTTCGCCACCGAGACAACCCTCGCGGCTCTCAATTCCAAGGACTTCGCTACCGAAACAACGCTGGCAGCCGCTAACGCAACGCTAACTAGCTTGAATGGGAAGGACTTTGCCACACAGACAACCCTGGCGGCTCTCAATTCTAAGGACTTCGCGACAGAAGCTACTCTCTCCGCGGTCAATGGAAAAACTCCCAACTTGGGTCAGGCGGCAATGGCCGCATCTGTTCCTGTCGCCATTGCCTCAAACCAAAGCCCGATTCCCACAAAGGCGCCGGTAAACACTGGTGGTGCGATAGTGAACGGTACGCTTTCTGGCACCAACGCGTCAACCGAGACTGTCCCTTCAAATGCCATCGGGTTCATCATCGAGGCGGAAAGCACGAACGATCAAAATATCCGCTGGTGCGTTGGTGGCACTGCGTCTCCTACTGTTGGGATGCTAATGGAGCCGGGAAGGGATTCTGGTTTTGTCCCAATTTCTGCTAATATTTCGATCTGTGCCGTCGTGGCTGGGTCTAACGCATATTCAATTCAATGGGTGCTTTCGGCATGATTAAATTCTTGCTTCCAATTTTACTCTGGACTTATTCGGCTGTTGCCGGGCTTCCACCTACGACTTCCAAGGGCGCGGGCGACTCTGGCAACGCTACGACATTTAACTTTCAGTTCCCTGAAGTTCGGGTGAACCGCTCCGGTGTAACGACGGAATTCAAGCCGAACCAGGGGCCAAGGAATTATGTCAAAAACCCGTCGGCGACAGTAAGTGCGACGAGCGACGTGACCGCCTCAGGTACTACTGTTTCAAGAAATACCACGAACCCGCTTCCGGATAGCGTCGCAGATTTCTCTTTCACGATTGACTCCACGTCTGACACGGTAACGTGGGATCTCGATCCTTACCCGTCCCTTCCCGGTCTCACTTGTACGGCGAGCCTCTACTACACCTCGGCCTCCGAGGCGCTTGCATTCCAGGTGCGCAGGAACTCGGAGACGGTAGCGGATGCGACGCTTCCAAAAACCACATCCGCTCGCTTCATCCAGCTTCCATTTGATTGTGGCGATGCGTCGAACGCAACCACGGTGCGGATTGTGGGCACAAGCACTACGCCTACGGCTGTTCGGGTGGCAAAGGTAACGGTTCACGTTCCTGGGCCCACGCAGGCGATTATCAATTTCAAGGCCGATAATGTCTCGTATACGCCGACGCTAACCGGAATTGGAACCCCAAGCAACGTGTCATTCCAGTACGCCCGCGATGGTGAGTTCGCTATTATCTCCGGTACATTCACGACTGGCACCGTTCAGGCCAGCACTTTTTCTATTTCTCTCCCCCCCGGCCTTGTGGCGAATACATCGGTGAACCTGGCTACTGGCGGACACTGCCTAACCAGCGTATCCAGCACAAGCACTGTTCCAACTGGGGTCCCGGCAATTCTCGTTCCTGGGACGAGTACGTCTCATGTTTATCTTGGAAGCCTTGGTGGTTCTGCCCCATTCACGCCGAAAGACGGAAACGTACTCTTCAGCAGCTCCACGCAGTATTCGTGTAATGGGATTCGCGTTCCAATTGTTGGGTGGAATCAATCAACGACCGCAAACATCTTCTCTTCCGATAGCGTTTATGGCGGATTCTATACTTCCGGAAATGCCGTGTATGTCTCCGTGAACAATAACACGTGGGAGACGGCGACAAATTCTGGATGGTCGTCGAAAACATTTTTCGGACGAGGCGAGAGCGCCGGTGTCGCGAATAACCTTGAGTTTAAGGTGAAAAACCTGCCGCCAGATATTTACGAAGTCTGCACAACCGCGCATGTATACTCGGGACAGGGCAATGGCGGCTGCTGGGGATCAATCTATGATGGTCAAAATAGAAGTGCGCTCATAAGCGTTTTCGTAGGCAACAACCTTGCGACAGATGATCATAGCAGCATTGGCTGTGGCGTGTTCTCTTATGATACTACAGCGGATAGGACATTTACTGTCCAGCTTTACCAAGGAACAAACGGTACTTGTCGTATTTCCACTCCAGAACCAAGCGGATCAAACGGCAGGCATTATTTCTACATCCGCTCTCTCCGTGGGGCCAGCCGTTTCCCATTCGGTGTGGCTGGATTGTCTCCAAGGAGCGAAAGTTTCTTTTATGTCGGGAACGGTCATGGATCGACAAATACAAAGATCCGTAACTTCTCCAACGTCGTCAACGTCGGAACGGCCATCACTGGACAACTATCCTCTACGAATGGCGCATCGTGGACGATCAACACTGAGGGAATTTACGAGTTCACTTGTTCAGACTCTAGGTCTGGCGGAGGGGAAGATTTAGGATTCAGTGTGAATTCGACTCAATTGAGTACGAACATTGGTTCAATTTCTCAGGCAACCCCCAGCTCTCTCAATGGAAGATTGGCTATCTGCACAAGTCCGACTGGACTTCTTACAAATTGCAATTCTGGGCCATGGTATCTTCCAGCCGGAAGCGTCGTGAGACCACATACCAATGGATCTGCCGATGCGACAACACTGGCCACGTGCAAGGCCGGGCAGGTGTCAAACTAGGAGCGTGCTATGGATGAGCTGTCTAGGATCGTTGGGAAGCTTGAGGGGTTCATGGATGCGACAGAGAGGGAGCTTAGTGAGATCAAGAGAGAAGTGCGCGCCCTGAACGCTTTCAAGTATAAAGCCACTGGAATTATGGTAGGAATTTTTGCCGTGATTGAAATCATCTGGCGCGCTATATCGAGCGCGATGGGGAAATAACATGCGATTACTTAGCGAAATTGGGAGAAATAAAAAAAGTGCTGGGCCGAAAGGGTATCAGATCATTAGTGCCGGGGATATGTCTCAGGCAAGCGTGACGAGTCAGGTTTTTTCTGTCGAGCATACTCCAATTGTTGGGATCCAAGCGGTGTGGAATGGATCTGCGCCTGTCGGGACGCTTAGTCTTCAGGGTTCTATTGACGGAGTGAATTATTTCAATATCGGTTCTCCTGTTGCGGTGAGCGGGAACAATGGGACGGCTTACCTGACCGATCCGAACGCCGCGTATCTTTATGCGCGTCTCGTGTATACTCGTACTTCTGGTTCTGGGGATCTTGACGCCTTTGCTGAGGCTAAGGGATTCTAGTTATGGAGGGAAATATGGAAAAAAGCATTCTCAAGTCTAAGACGTTCTACGCTAATCTCATTCTCGCCGTTCTTCCTCTTTTTCCGAAGGTGAACGAGGCGGTTCAGGCGAATCCTGAAATTATCGGGTATGTATTCGCCGGCCTGAACATCTTCCTTCGCTTGATCTCGAAGGATAAGGTCTACCTGGTTTGAGCTCTATAATCGGCATTTTACTCGGGATCGTGAAGGCGGTCCCGGTAATAGATAAGTGGGTCGAGATGTTTCTCTCGGCCTATTTCGCTATGAAGATTAGCGAGATGAAGCGGGAGAATGTCGATGCGATTAGAAAGCTCATCGAGGAGAGGGATC